GAAGAAACTCATTCTTGCACTGCTCAATAAGAAGTGCATCCGCTTCTGCCTGTGTTAATGTATCACCCATCTTAAAGTGTGACCCATCCTTCTTACGAGTAGATCCCCAACCAATAGTGATTGGAAGTCCACCAGTGAGAGGATCAGGATATGCCTTGAGGTGACACCCTTCAAACTCTTTGATGAGTTTGATACCCATCTGTGGCACATCATCACCACCTGTTACAGGAGCTGCAGCAGCGGGTGCTGGTGCAGCACTAGTCTTTTTTCCTCTAAAAATCTCCGCCCACTCAACGTTATCCTCTAGATACTTGACTGGAAGATTATCTTCCAACCACTGTACGGATTTGACGTGATTGGGATTCTTCTCGTCGTAGAACTTGAAGAAGTTATGCAGATCGATTGTTGCCATTGTTGTGCCTCCTATCAGTCGAAAATTCTACCCCAACCATCGTTGCCACCTGGGCACCAACGATGCTTAAGAACTGCTTTGGTGTAAACGGTCTTCTTACCGTTTGTCACAGGGCCTGTATAATTGTCATTCAGAGAACCATATGGGTCGTTCACAAAATAGCCCTTACCATCTGGAGTCTTACCAATTACAACACACATATGCCCACCAGTAGGTGCAGATAGAGAACCGCGATGTAGGATACCAATAACGACAGGTTTCCCAGCATCGAGACTTTTATCAACATCAGCAAAAGAAAGATTGTAACTAAAGTGTGACTTAACTCCATAACCCGCAAGAACCTTGGTCTGTACGGCATGGTCAGTCGTATCGCCAATCGCAAATACTTTCTTAACATACTCATCATCACCTTTAATTGAACCAGGCTTAAGGAAAGCAAGGCACATCGCACACGATGAACTGTTGCAAGTTCTGTGTGCATCTCTGTAGTTGTCTACTTGATTGAAGTAGGGAACTGCAAGAACTTCTGGTGTAGGTGGTTTGGTTCTAAACATACCAATCCACTCAGTCTCAGCATCATCTAAAAACTGAGCGGGTAAATTGTCTTCTAACCACTGAACAGCGGCGACGTGATTAGAGTTAGCGTCATCATAAAATTTGAAAAAGTTATGAAGATCTAAAGTCATATTAAATCTCTGATCGTGGCTTTTTTATTTATTATTTTCTATCTGATAATGTCGATTTCCATATCCTTAGTCCAGACTTCAAGTTCTGTGCGAAGGTTACCATCGGACTTCAACTTCTCATATCTTTTAGCAGACATCTTCTTCCACTTCTCAATTACAGATTCCATATAGAACTTATCAAAGTTCTGAGGATTCTCCACGAGTTGCGTATCCTCACCACGAAGCATCTCACGCACATTGGCGAATCCGTAGTCTGAAAAGTATGTGCGTTTCTTCTCAGTCAGTGCAGTTGCATTTGCAATCGCAGTCTGGAACTCCACAACCTTTTGAGAAGGTAAGTTCTTCTTGATGATTGCAATCATCCTCTGTTGTGTTTTGAGTTTGCGACTGGATGCGTCGGCTTTCACTAACGTCTCCCCGTTGTTCCTTTCGATGAACCATTTGTTCAGATCCTTGAAGATGTGATCGTGAAGAAGAGGTGTGAAGTTACTATCGGTTAATCCTTTGTATCGCATAATCGGTTTGAGACCATCATACTGTGATGCACTCTTAGTAGAACCGTACAGAGATGTAGTTTCAAAGTGACAGATGTTTGCATCATACTTCTTGTTCAACAACTCACGAACCTCGTGAGTGCAACAAAGCATCGCAAGAAGTTTACCCCCAAGATAGTTATAACCAAAAGGTTGTGTAGGAACAATAATGAAACCCATAATCGCGTGACGATTGAAGATTGTCAGATCAGGAGTCTGACCCAACCATTCGTTACGTGGTTTGGAGTTGATTGTGGGTGAACCAAACCGACAGAACCCAATGATCGTATTGGTATTTTTCTCAACAATCATCCACTTCAAAGACTTACCAGGAACACTGTCTTCGATTGCGTGAGATGTGGTGATCTGCAACTTCTCATTAAACTCTTTCAACGAACGAATGTTAGAGACACGTCCACTAGTCTTCTTTAGATCTACGGCTTCGTAACACGCGATGTCCATATCCTCTGGATGCATATCATAAGCCGTAAACATACCGTGAGTGTCTTCCTCTTCATAAAACCGCGACAGAGGGCTACGATTAAGAACCCTCTCAATCTTTACATTACGAAGATACTCATCAATACGATCCATATTGGAAAAGTAATTGACGAACTTATCCGCAGCATACACTGCATCACTCTCACACAAAATCATTTGATCTCACGAACCTTATGGTTTTTGAAAAGGGTCTTTTCTCTTTCGGTTAGATTAGGGCCATACAAACGCGCATCATCAAAGGATATTTGTTTGATACGATCAAGTTTACCTTGAGTATGTCTGTCTATTGTAGGATATTTTACTATACTTTTCTTGTCAACGCAAATAAACTTCGTGAGGTCATAGTTGAAAAAGACCATCGCGAAGTTTTCTTTTCTATTCAAAAACTTTTCCTTTCTACCTAGGAAACTAACGTGAGAGTAGAACTTTGGCCAATCATCTTTCCAAGCACTCCACCTCTCAACATCAACGGTGTAGGAGAGTTGACCATCGATAAAAACACCTAGATCTACACCATAGATACCGAACGGTTTTTTTTTAAATTTTACATCATCATCTTTATGGACTGTTGACAAAAACTTAATGAAGGTGTCAACATCACGATCATCATCAAAGGAATCAGATCGATCTTCATAGGATCCGAATTCTTTGATATCACCTTTAGTAATGTAGGTCATTTGAAATTACATTCAACCATAATCTCTGTCATCGCCGCCAAAAGGTTAATTTCTTGATCGGCAACGAAGGCAATCTGATACTGATACTTAGCAACAATGAGGACAGCAGCAGCAATAGAAGGACCTTCAAGGGTGACACAAAGAGCATCGTAAACACGCCTAAGAAGTACATTAGGATCATTATCCAAATTATTGACGACCCACTTACGTACTTCAGCGAAGTTCTTCTCTTTAAGATTTTTAATAAGATCAGTAACCTTAACATCGGTAAACTCAGCTAGAATTGCACTGTCAATTTTTCCACTGGTTGAATACCGCTGACACTCATTAAGTACACGACGATAATCTGGGAAGTGTTTATTAATAAGTTCTACAAGAACTTTCGGATCCGATTCAATATTCTCTTTGGAAAGGATGGTTTGAAGTCGTTTGAAGAACTGAGCTGCAAGTTGTTGTTTTTGTTTTCCATTGATACTGAACTCAACGACTGCACATCGGGAGTGGAGAGGTTCAATGATTTTGTTTTTGTAATTGCAGGTGAAGATGAATCTGCAATTGTTATAAAATGTCTCAATATTTGCCCGTAAGAGGAGCTGTACATCGTGGGTTGTGTTATCAGCTTCGTCAATAATGACGACTTTGTGCTTCGCGTCAGATACAGAAAGTGAGACGGTCGAAGCAAAGTTCTTGGCCTGGTTCCGTACCGTGTCAAGAAATCGTCCCTCGTCAGATCCGTTAATGACATAATAATCTACTCCTAGTTCTTCACATAAAGCTTTCGCAACAGTGGTTTTTCCACAACCTGGGGGGCCTGCAAGCATCAGGTTTGGAATCTCTTTTTTATTTAGAAACTCTACAAACGTCTTCTTATAAGCATCTGGTAAGATGCAATCTTCAATCTTACGTGGGCGATATTTTTCCACCCACAGAAATTCATTACGAGGCATCAGTATCAAACGTAGGTTGAGTCAGGTTCCAGTGCGATATAATACTTGAGATTGACGTTCTTGTTAGTAAACTCAGCAAGAAGTTTAGAAGAGATAACAACATCATAGGAACCAGGAATGATCTTGATATTCTCAACTTTGAAGTTGAAACAGAACTCATCGTCGGTCACACCAACCTCCTCAACAAAGTCGTGAGAGGTGTCGTTCTTCTTATCGTGCACAACCAATTCAACTTTACCGTTACGGCCAACCGCAGATAGATCAGAAACCTGATAGATTGCTGCAGCCTTGAGAAGTGCATCAAGTTGTTGTGTTGCAACAGTGAAACAAACATCACGTGAAGGTAGAGAAATCTCTTTATCAGGTGGTGACACAATCACATTAGGGTCTGCAAAGAAATACTTTGCACGACGAGAACCATCACGGATGGTCAAATAACTTTCACCAAAGTCAAGATCAGGTGCATTATACAGAGAGAGACCACTGAGAAACTGATTGAGATCGTAGATTGCAAACTCCCTCTCAAACTCCTCTTCAATCTCAGCTTCTGCAAGAATATTCTTCATCACAGAGATCGTCTTCAGTTTGTTACCTTCCTTGATCAAGATTGACTGGTTGATCGTGGAGAAGTTCTTCAGGATGTTAGTGGTACTATTAGAAAGTTTCATAGGTGTCTTTGCGTTCATTGTGAAGACCAGAAAAGTGGTAGAGAAGAATACAATAATGGATGGCTTTCAAAATGTCAAGTTTGGATTTACCGTTCTTTTTACCAAACCGCGACAGGTATTTGATCGCGTTAGATCTGGTGAAAGGTTCGGCGTCACCAATACTCTCAATAAGATCCAGAGTTTGAGTTTGAGACTTCTCCGATGTGTAGTGAGAATGGTAGGTACTAGTCAGATATTGTTCGATTTCTTTGAGTGTTTTGTCCTCTTCATATTTCCAGAACCCATTCGTGTTAGTGAGTTCTACTTTAAATTCATTCATGACGATAGGTTCTTTACAATCATTTGGGATGTCGGGGTACATTGAATCAAGATAATTACTAAGGGGAGTATAGTCATACCCCCACTCGTGTCCATCTCTAGGTATAGAGTCGGCCATCACACATACTCATAAAAACACGTTGTCATTCTACCACCTCATTCTGTTTTACGTCAACCGTTTCATCAACTTTGTCATACAGATCAAGGAAGGATGATTTAGTCTCTTCATCAAAACGGTTAAGACAAACTTGAATCGCTTTGACTTTATCGGCGAAAATAGAATAGGCACGAATGATGTGAACCAGACGGCGAGTAGAGATCAACTCTTCGATCCCACCATCGTAGAACGTCTTACGAATGATGTCAGCCCAATCAACGAGTCGTTGACAAAACTCTGGATCATTGATGTTAAGGTTGAGACAGACACACTCTAGAATCTTCTGTTCAATCTTAGGCGACGGATACTCTTGTTCAAAGGTCACAGGGAATCGTTCAAGAAACGCCTCATTCAACACATTAGTTCCAATAAAACGGCCATCATCAGAACCCTTACCTTTGGTATTAGCAGTTGCGATGATGTTGAATCCAGATGCAGGTTTGACCCAACGACCAATCTTCTTCAGGAAAACACCTTTGCCTTCGAGAACACTTTGCAGACAAAGGATTTTGTTTGAAGCGAGGTCGATTTCATCGAGAAGCAATATGGCACCTCGATCAAGAGCCTCAACCACAGGACCGTTATGCCAAACAGTGTTGCCGTCCACAAGACGGAAGCCACCGATAAGGTCATCTTCATCCGTCTCGATTGTGATATTAACACGGATGAGTTCACGTTTGAGTTGAGCACAAGATTGTTCGACAGAGAATGTTTTGCCATTACCAGAGAGACCAGTGATGAAGGTCGGATAGAATAAACGGGACTGAATGATTTTCTTCACATCCTTAAAGTTCCCGAACGGGACATATTGATTGTCCTTATCAGGAATTAGATCTTGATGTTCCCCAGCGGTAACATTGATAGCAGGTGCACCAGCGGGAGCTTGATAGGTCTGTTCTAGTTTTTCTTGAATCGTCAAATCCCAAACACCACGACGAACTTTGTGTTGTTCCAGTTTGCGGGTGACAGTCGGGTAAGAGATGCCGTGTGCGGCACAGTATCCACGCACATCGCCCGAAGTGATTTTTTCACCGTATGCATCTCGAAGTGCATCAACGATATTGGGAATAGACATTGAATTGGAACCTCATTGGTATGTATGTAGTATACAACTAAATCAACGGGGTAAGATGGGGCAGTGGACAGCCAGATAACTGTCCATCTGAAGTCTAGTAATCAAGTCTAAAGTTCTCTTATGCGGTCTCTGTTTCCAACCATACCAGGATGAAACTTTGCCTCTATCATAGGGAGGCTCTTTATCTATTGAATAATATTGATCCGCTGTCATATCGACAATAAATCCATTCTCTTTATCTTTCAACCACCAGTGATCGTCTCCTCTCCAATCACGACCTTTAATGGGATCTAAAGTATGAGTGTCCAACAAGTAGAACATTGCTTGTGTTGTATGGTAACAATGACCATACATTGGATTCGTTTCATTTTCCAGTCGATACTTTTTTGTCAATAAGTCTGGTGTGAGAACTTGTCTCAAACGTCTTGAACATTCTAGTATCGTTGCAATATTATAAGGTATTTTCTGATACTCAAGAGTATATGTCTTTACTATGACCCACTCATTGTTTACTTTACTGTAACAGTGTCTATCAAGTTGAGTCATTTTCATAATCGATCAGTGCTCGTCTCGCAGAGTAAGCTTCGATTTCCGATTTAAAATCTGCAAGTTTATGAGAGTTATCACGTCTGTAAATACCCCATCTTTTTTTACTGGGTATGATCTTCACGACGTAAGGGTTTTCTGATTTTATAGGGTAATTATTCATTCGATCCACGAAGGCTTTCTTTCAGGGCATTTAAGGTAATTTTCAGAAACCCAAGGTTTAGATGCAACATACTTTTTGTACGCATCAAAAGTATCTATGTCTTCATTATACTTGAACTCTTCGGGCATAGCACGTGCAAATTTGTCAGCCATACAGTAACAAGTAATGGACTTACCAGTCTTATGGTGAAAGATTTTTTTAGCTTCGAAAAGTGTTGAATTGCAAGAATGCATTTTGCCGTAACGGTGAGTGTACTCAGTAGACAATG